CTTCACGTCTCTCTTTGACAACCATCCCTTTTCTTGATCATGATATATCATCCTTTTTAGGAATTTTGCTTCTCGAAGGGGTTTGCATTCACTGACACATATCATTCCCTTTTGTCCGAAATTTTCCATCATGTAATCAATGTAGCGATTTTCTAATCCCAAAAAGTCATCACCGTATATTGGCCCGATATTTTTACAGAGCTCAACTTGGTCACTTTCAAGATTGTCATGCTTCATGATGGCAGACATTCTCATTCCGTATTGTCGCATTGAACCGCTATGAGATGTCAAATAGTGGCCTGATGGAAGTATGGATGTTTTAAGTGCAACGTTGTTTGAAATTTGCACAACAGGATACACATAATTGGCCGCAATTGCTGCAGGCGCGTTACCCCATCTGATCAGACTCCTAGGATTGATCATTGACAACATGAACATCATGTATATGATTCCACTTTGGGGAGGGATGTTAACATCGTAGTTGGTAAAATCTTGTTCATTAACAAGGTCATCATCCTGCATGAAATATTCTTCATCCTCGTAACTGTTTTCGAGTTCAAAGTGAATTAATTCACCAAAGCCTTTGTTGGTAGGCACTCCAATTTTCCAGGGGCAGGCATAGTTTTTGATTTTCAAAATCGGATCAAACAATGCACGAGACATCATTGTCTCAACAGCTGAACTGACATATGTCCATCTAGCATTTTTTGCTACAGGTGGTAAGTCCTCAACTGGAGCTCGTTCTGCCTTGATTGCTTCAAGTTTGCTTGCTGGATTGTAAGTGATAACGGGTGGTGCACTCGATGTCGTGTATCCTAACGTCCCAATGATTGTTTCTGGTATCAAATTTCTTTTCTTTTCTTGCATATAGCCGCTGGGCATGATACCAGGAGCGGTGGAAGGTGCCACTAAAAGACCAAGTTTTTCAGGATCAGGTTGGAGTGCGTCGTAAGTGAACATCTCCCCATCGATTTCAGGAATCGTTGCTATGAGTGAGACAAACATGTCAAACAACTCATCGTCATCATAAACGTCAGGCTTGTGCACTTTACTGACAGCATCAAGAAGTGATGAATTTTTCGCGGTGTAATCAGTGATATGATCCGTTCTTATTCCTTTTTTTACCATTGGAGTCCATCCATTGTCATCAATGGCATTGAATATAGCTGACCTCACCAATGGATCATCAATCATGGGACTCGCATTAACGATGTTGAATCCTGTGTCAGGAGTTTCAACAATGCTTTGCTCTCTCATTCCTATCGAC